TCCGCAGCCTTCTTAGGCATACCCGTAGCAGTAAGCTCGTTAATCATACGCTGATACGCAATCGCCAAAGGCTTCACCTGATTTATATCAATATCCTTCAGCGTAGCCTCACGGCCCAAGTTACCCACTTCCGCAGCGAGCTTCTGCCCAGTCAACTTCAAATTCGCCAAATTACTAGCAGCAGACTCCGCAGAATACTCAGCCTGATTAGACAAGATGGACGTCTCCGTGCGCGTCTTCGCAGTGGAAGCATCCAAATTAGCGGCCGTCGCCGCCTGAGTCTCAGCCTGAGCTTCCAACAACTTCTTTTGACCCGCAGCCAAAGCGGCAGAAGTTATATTCTGAGCATGCGAAGAAGCACGACCAGCAATATTCTCCACGCGCGCCGGAGCCACAGACGGAGTAGAAGCAGAATCAGAATACGCAAGCATAGGATTCAAACCAGCCTCACGAAGATCCGTGACACGGCGACGAATCGCCGTATTTGACATCATTTCCTCCCACGCCTGCTGCTCACGCTGCAAACGGATGTTAGTCTGATTCGCAGAATGACCTCCTATAAGATCAGCGGCAGCACCAAAAATTCCAGCAGCAGCTAAACCCCAAGACATAGGGCACTCCTAGAAGTGATCGATAAGCCCAGGTACAGAGTAGAGCGGCAACGGACGCGCGACCACCATATCGAAAAACGCATCCATAATAATCTGCTGCCCACCAGCGGCAGCACCAACCGCCAACGCACGCTGAACCTGAGTCTGAGTCTGATCATTAATAAACGTAGCGTTCAGAAGCGGACGCGATGTAAACCTCTGCGCCAAATGCCACGCGTCGATAGTCCCCGCCGAAGTAGAACGGAACAATCCAGTAATCTCAGAGGGATTGTAACGATACTCCGCCCAACGCTCTTGATAACCGAAAACGTCAGTATCCGCAGCCTGACCATCACAATAAAGCTCCTTGGAAAGAATGGCCTGCTCGCCTAGCATCGCAAACGCCGGAAAGTAGAAATCATATCGCGTGGAACGCGACCAATGGCGACGCATACCCTGCTGATATGTAAGATCAGCACGAACAGAAACAATCCCGATAATATAACCATGTTCCGTAAACGACTGCGAAAAACCATGATTATGCCCCAATACAGTACCAAACGCCGCTAAATTACCTTGCGGAGACGTCGTCCCAGACGCACCAGTACCGCCCGTATTCGGGACGGGATTGATCGTAATGGACGAATGGCCGCCGCCCAAGAATTCAGGACGCTGGAGACGCGCATCAGGAGACACGACGCCGAAGTGCGCACGCAAAATTTCCGTATATCGAGTACCACCACGCGCGTCCCTCTCTAAGAGTTTCTGAATCTGGAAAGCCTGACGAAGCTGATTAATCGTAGCAGCCGTCGCGGTCGAAAGATCAGCATAAAGATTCGTCGGATAAAGAACACCGGACCCATGAGTAACACCAGCAGTCGAGCCCAGGTTAATGAACCCCGTCGACGGATTCGTCATACCGATTGTGCGATCCAGAGTAGGCAGCGCACCGCCCGACGAGAAACGCAACTTCATACCAATAGTAGTACCAGCCGGATTAGAGCCAGTCATACCAGTATTGTCCGTCACCGCAGTGCGGACAAGAGCATCACCCGTCAGAGGCAAACCAACAGCCGTCGCAGACTTCTGAGCGAAAGGCAGTGCAGACGTGAAATAGTCATGCCGCTTCTGCCGCTGCTTGATCGTATAGTTAGAAAAAGTATCCGGACCATCATTAGTGGCGACCGTCACAGGCGTCGTGAGATTCTCATCACGGAACCACTGATTGAAGATCAGACCATAAGCGCGCATCGGCAAAGCAGAATGAGTGACACTAGCACCAGCAAATACTTGACCAACTGTAGGAAGGCCGAAATAATCATAGAGACCCAAGATAGCATAACCACTCGCAGGACTCGTGATCGTCGGAATCGTGAAAGAAATCGAATCACCGGGAGCATTCTGCTCACCCATGAACTTCTGCCAATTACTCCACGTCAAACGATTCGGCACAAAGAAAAAGAAAGTCTCAAGATGGAGATTATCCATCACCGGAAAGATCGGCGTCGAAAGACGCCCGAAAAGAGTAGCCTTCACCCGAAAAGTATCACCCGGCAAAACCTCCTCACACATGATAGGAATCAACTGAGCGCAATCAAAAGTAGTCTTCAACGTCTTCTGCATACGGAACTGCGAACGCGGAATATCCGCCCTCGGCACCATAGCAAACTGATGCGAAGAAACAGAAGGATTACGATGCATTGCCAATCACCTTTTTGCAATCACGACCAAGAATGAGTTGACGCGGAGGACCATCCTGCGTAAAAGAACCAGTCTCATCATCATACGAACCCAAATCATAAAGCTCATAGTCATCCGCATGCTTATACAGCATGTTATCCTCGGCGGCCCGATTAATCTCGTCCGTAAAGTTACGAATAGCCACGCCGGGATGCGGAGAACAGAAAGGAGTATTGTAGACATTAGCCACACGATCACGAACAGAAACCACACGATAGATCATCGCAGAGACCTCATTTTAAGAGAAAGACGAGCCTTAGAAACACGCTCACGAACGCGCAGACGCTCATAAGAATCATCAGGAGTAAACTCCTTAGCGGCTCGCGCCGCAGCCACATCATCAGACATGACCGGATCACGAACAGCCAAGAGCTTCCGATAATACTTAGGAGTAGGCATCTTCATGCCATTTACCACACAGTGATCACGCGGAAAAACATCGCCCTTGAATTGCTCAAGGAACGTAGCGCCAATACCTGGCTTAAGCGACATATGCCCAAACTCGGGCACAAGAGAGAAAATCTCGCCTGTATCAGGATCAAGGCGAGAATAGTGATCCTCAGCAGGATCACCAGAAATAACTTTCGTACAATACCGCGCCACATAGGCCGCAGACTCGAAAGTCAAATCACCGAAAGTGGCAAGACCCTTGCCCCAAACCGAAGAAAGCAGAACCGAGGTATACAGAGGAAAACCTGAAGACGAGTCCTTGTAATGGACACGATCAGGAAAAGACACACCGAAAAGACAAGAATGGAAGTGAGGACGCCAAGTCGCCTCACCATATTCACCACACATGTAGAAACGCAAAGTACCAGCACGCTTCCGCAAACGCTTCAGAAATAGCTGGAAATCGCGATAAACCAACTGCCCATGATGGGGCAGATGAATATCATCATAAGTAAGAGTAAGAAAGCAGGAGGACTCATGCATATGAGCCTCATGCATAATACGAATAGCCCACTCACGGGAGCGGGCTAAACGACAGCCGATACACCTACCACACGGCAACTGCAAAACAGCAGAGACAGAACCTCGTTCTGAAAAAACAATCTCACCACCATCGAGGCGGTACGCCTCGATAGGATAATAACAAGTCAAAGACGAATACCACCACGCATAGGCGTAGGATTAATATTGATCGGATGAGTACGAGAAGTATTCTTCCGAAACTGCTTCGCAGAATGACCCTTGTTAGTGGAATAACGCTTGAGAGGTCGCATAGGAGCTCCTGAGATTGATTAAGGGACGCGATCGAGACCCGAAGACCGACGCCCCCTTATACCCCACGGAGACACCCCAGGAAAGATCAGGGTGTCACCGGGACCCCTTACATCAAGGAAAGAGGGGTCAGACGGCCTACGGCCTCGCGCTTCGCGCTAAGAACGGTCTACACGGGAGAGAGAATAGCAGAAAAACAGACGACCGTTAGAATTATTTGTTATATCATCATAAGCATTCGTTCTTTACGAATGCATAAAAACATGAGACGATAGCATCGTCACATAGGAGAACACATGCCACAGCCACCAACACAACTCGATATGGAACTAGCAGCTGTATGGGACAGACTGCAAGAGCAAGACCAAGAGATTAGAATCTTGAGTGACATGGTAAAAGTACTACTTGGACGAGTTACACAACTGGAGCAAGAAAATGGCAAATGCTAAAGACATTAACGAAGAAATGATTATCCGTGGCTTAGAGACAAAACTCGCAAGGCAGCGACGCATCGCGGACGAGACCGCAGCACACATTGCTGCCCTGCGAGAACTTCAGGCTACCCGACAGAAGGACCCGAAGAAGCCGGCGTAATCACTGGCGAAACATCTGCCGGAGGCGGAGCATTCTCCGCCTTCGGCACCGCCAGACCCAAGCGGCGCATCTCATCGAGATTCGCCTCATCAGCACAGAAATCCACGAACGCGGCAGGATCATTATTGAAGCGAGACCGTACCTCAGCCGGCATCGCCATAAAAGACCGATCCGCCTCGATAATCGCAAGCATCGCAGACTTGTAATCGAAAGCCTCCACAAAACCTTCAAGAGCGGGCACACGCACACCCTGAGGAAGTTGACCTGTCAGACCAAAACGACGGACAATAGTATTAATATCAGCATCATCCTTCTGCGACTGAATCGTCAGAGAAGGTTCATCATTACGCTGACCACACTCTAGCGACGCCTTGTCCGTATCGTAGTTCAGATAACCACGGACCAAAATATGCTTAAAGCTCATTGAATCACTCCGGGGGCACGCTTGGCCCAAGGCAGAACAGTTTCAAGAATAATCTGCACCTTACGCAACCACGGGAACGTGCGGAAAAGCTCTTCTTCCGCAGCCTTCTTAGGCATACCCGTAGCAGTAAGCTCGTTAATCATACGCTGAT